TTACGAACGAAGTGAGTTAGTGCTTCCTGTAGATCGTTTCAGTCAGACGGAACCTGTTACAAAGGTTCCATCTTCTTGGTACTTCCTGTGAGTATGCCCCAGCCTAGACCTTGGAAGCAGGTGTTTTGTTTATACACTACTCCATGGGCTCTGACCTTTCCCAACCTGCGTCGATATCGCTTGCGCTACCCGTTGCCTCGTTCCTAGTACAACAGTTTTTAGGAGTATATGTGTTTTCGAACCACAGCAAATAGCTCTACACCAACCTACACCCTCTGGGGCTTCACTCAGTGTGTTTCGTGTCTGATTACGTTTTCGTCAGTTTTTCCACAGCGGTATTGTGTATCCGGCCCGCTAACCTTGTGTGCTGTTAAATGTATTCTAATGCTTTAAGATTGTTTAAAATGAAATCTGCGTAGAGCCTGTGTTGTTTGGTGCCTGGGTGTTTGTTGTCGTCTGCGTAGTCAACAAACTCTGTTTGATCAATGCCTAATTTATTTTTGTATAGTTTGAATTGCGGTACATCAGATAGTGCAAGATTCATTCTATGACTACTATCTAGTCCAAATAGAAAAAGTTTTGCTCTAACTTTGTTGCAATAATTTATCAATTGATGTATGTGTATATAATTTTTATAAAAGCCTGTATCGTTTGCAAATAGAAATCTATCAAATTCTTTTTTCTTATAGCCTAATTGTTCTACTCTTTGTATTTCTTCTGGCAAAGTTTGCCATCCTGGGCCAAGTATATTTGCAGTATTTTTGACACTATTCCAAAAAACATGTTTTTCTTCATAGTTCAAACTGAAAACAACTATGTCGTCTGCTCTTATATCACTGCGTAAGACCTGGTCGGCCATGATTTCATGACTTGCTCCATTATATGCCAGCAAGCTCATGGGTATATTTAAGTCTTTGCTCAATAACCATGGATAAGCATCTGTACCTATTCCATGATTCCCTAGACAAAAACTACTTCCAACTATCCAAAGTTGTGGTTTTTCGCTTTTTCGAGTGTCCCACAAGGTTAGCATGTCTTGGTGTTTGTAATCAGTGGCATCAAAATTTGACACGTTATTCTTGTGGTGGTCAAAATACCACAGTATATATTCAGTTAAGCCCTTAACTGAACTTGTTGGATTAGAAAAATCAATCTCTTTGTTGTCAGACCACTTAATTGACTTAGCATACACAATAGTGTCAGCTTTGTCAAGTATTTGAAAAATCAAATCTTCATTGTCCGGGCAGTCGCCTAAACTGGTATACACTGTTTTGTCAGCAGAACTGTTTATAAAATCTTGTGCATTTGATGCAGTGATCAATGTTGCATCAGGATCATATGCCTGTGCTTGCTCGGCTGTGTTTTCGTTAACATCGCCAAAAAATACAGTGATCAATCCTGATCCTCCATATCAGCTAAGCCTTCACGCAAGATTTTACTACCGCCAACACGCACATTGATAATTCCGTTGTAGTACTCATCTGTTTCCAGAACACGTCGCTCAAATTGTTCTCTTGCTTCTAGATAACTCATAAGTCCACGACTGTTGCAAAAGTGCAGTATCTCGCGAGAGAACTTGTCAGGACCAAGTTTGGCAACATCTGCTTTGAGATTGTCGCTACTACCCCAATAGTCTTGCCAGTCACTTTCAACTTTTTCCCTGCGTTTGTTTTTCTTGCCTTTTAGTGGCGGGCGTGTCTTTTTAAACTTGGCTAATTTTTTGCCCACATATTTTCTGCCATCTGCGAGATTGGTTATAAGGTACACAAAACCTTCGCAGTCTTCAGGAAGTTCGTCTACCGGATTGCTATTGTATGTCCATTGAGGGTTTACCATTCTGTGGTGTGTTCTCTATCATGTAATTTTTCTGGTGTACATTTGGTTGTACACTCTAAACTGTCAAATTTCAAAAAGTCTGTTTCCCAATAAGGATCTTTGATAATGTCAGCAAAACTGGTATTGTGTAAATTAAAACGTGTGCTTGCTAGTGTGTGCCATGATTGGTTGTGTTCGTAACGGTTTGCTACCCAACAGCAAGGATAAAACTCTCCTTGGCTGTTTACAAACACACCTTTGTTGCCTATTAAACAGATGCCTGAATGTATATTTTGTTTAGCAAGATCTTCTGCTCGCTTGATAAAAAGTGGCTTGAGTTCCGAGCCTGGTTGTGCTTTTTCTGATAACTTCACTGTGCTTCTTTCAAATCTGTGCCCACCGGCAATTAAATTTTTTTGCTCTGGCTCGAGACTGTCTTGACCTGTGTAAATTGCAGGATATTTACTAGCAAACTTTGTGCTTTTTGTAAGTTGAAAAAGATCAAACTGCTTTTTCCGTGCCATGTCTTGTATGGTATGCAATTGATATTCATTGAATCTAAAAGCAATTGTAGCCCAAGTACGGAATGTGCTAGTATTGTGTTTGCGGAATGTGTCAATACCTTCTATGATACTATCCCAGTCACAGTTTACTCGATACTGCTCGTTACTCTGCTGATCCCATCCGTCGATGCTCCAGGTGATCTGGTCGTAAACATTCAAAACATTTGCAAGACTTTCCCACCAGTCTGGTTTACGATAACTGCCGTTAGTGATAATGTGCAAGTGGCAAAGAGGATTTTCACTCTTAATCCAATTGCATATTTCAACAAGCTCTGGACAATAGATAGGATCGCCGTCATTACCACAAAAAGTTATCTTGCGTATTTGTTTGATGGTCAAACTGCCAATCTGATTTACAAAAAAGTCCAGTGTAAGTGATTTGTTTAACAAACTTTCTGGGACCTCTGCTCGAGGACATCTTGGACATTGTAGTGTGCATCTACTGCTTGGCTCGATGTGCCAATGATCCCATTTTAACATGCGCTGCTTGCCTCTATAAGTTTTGGTCCGGTGTAACTGTGAGCCAGTTCCAACAGTGTGGTTAATTCTTTTTTGCTGTTTGGCATAGCATACCCGAGCTCTACACCTAGTGTGTGTAATTCTAATCTTCTGCGTATTCTTTCACGTAAATCCAAATCTGGATTCTTTGTGCTTATCCAATTGAACACACTGTCTGCACTGCCTTGGTCAATTTCAATCAGCCCAAGTTCTTGTTTCATTGCACTTATGGGCGATCCTTCAAAAATGTTCATTGTGAATCCCCAACGTACCATAAAAATGACTCCCATGTCACTGTATAGTTTATACTTGTGCATGGCTCTAACATTTGCTTCGTGGTCAGCTTGTGTTTCTGTTGGGTAACCCACAATCATTAACAAAACGTTTGGTATTGCCCATCGAGCACACTGTGCAAAGTGGTAGTCTACATCATTGTCACTGAACTTCTTTTTCATGTGATACCGCACACGCTCACTGAAACTTTCTATGCCCACTGTGATTTGATTACATCCGGCATAATGCATGAGCTCGTATGTGCTTTCGGGCATGGTTTGTTTGCTACGACAAATAAACTGACCCATGTAGGTTACTGGTTCTAGTGCAGGATCCTTTGATTTTGCTTCGATCAACAATTCGTTAAAGCGATCAAAGTTTTTTACACTGCCGTTGATCAAGCTGTCTGTGAATTCAAACTTGGTCATGCCATGTTCATGTACCATCATTTTTACTTCGTCGACCAGTTTTTCAGCACTGCGATAACTGAACTTGGGCCAACTTAGTGCGATGTCACAAAAAGTACAATGTCGTACACAGCCTCTACTGCCTGTGATCATAATTCTTGGATCATGGTACTGTGTCCAATCTATTCCTGAGTAATCTGGATAGTCCAACTGATCAAGATTTTGTATCTGTTTAAAGTTTGTGTTGTCTATTCCTGGGTAATCAGTGTTACCACTGAGTAGTTCCAGTAGTGCTTGTTCGCCTTCGCCAAACACCACATGGTCGCACAATTTATTGTTCAAACACCATATACCAAACTCCAGTTCGTCATAGTCAGCAAGCACACTCATACAACCGTTGCCACCTAGTATCACAGTGTACTTGTGATTAACAGTTTTTAACCAACGTAGTAAACGTTCAGTGGCTCTAGTAACAACAAAACTAAAAACACTGATGCCCAACCAACCTGATTTGCTTACATCAATGCAATCGGTGTATGCTTTTAACAACCAGTCATTGGCAACATCACTGAGTGTGTTCTTTGCAAACATGCTCCAGTCTGTGATTTCGTCAAACACTTCAGTTGGTGCTGTTTGCTTCAGATACAAGTTAATATCGTTCAAAGTCATGTGCAATCCTGCATTTTTAACCACAGGTTGAAGAGCACCAAAGGCAGCGGCAGGATAAAGTGTTTCAATATGCGGAACGCTTGTGAACACAAACTCATTCAATTTGCATTACCTCTTTGATATTGTCCACAAGGTGTTTGTGCAAGTTACCTACACCAATGACACTGTCGTAGATGTAAGCATCATCCACATCAATGCTTTGCTGGCGATAGTGCAAATCCTGTTGTCTGTAACGTGTAAAAAAGTCTTTGTCGAGCACAATATCAAACTTGTGATCAAACAAGTCTATGCCAGCAAGACCTGGATCTACAAGAAAGTTATTAACTCTAATTTGTGGAACTATGCCCCATGGCTCAAACCAAACACTGTTGGTTACTGGTTGGCAATCAAAACTTAACGTCATACAGCCATTGCATGATCCTTCAGACAATAGCTTACCTGCTACAAATTTTTTGTAACCAACCAAATCTTTGTGAAACACTTCTACACGATACTTCATGCTCGATCTAACAGCACCTGTAAAAAGTATTTGGGTTGATCATACCACAAATTAAAACTGTCACTGCTGTGAAAGAAATATCTGTTGAAGGCCACCAACTGCCCTGCGCTTTGATTTGGCAGTATTTCTTTGATGGATAACCAAAGCCTATCTTCCGGCCAACACATGCTGAGATATTGATTCCAAATATCCTGATGTATCGGCTTGTCAAGGTGTGGATGCATCTGTTTGTACTTCCAAAATGCATCGTGCTCGTCAGCTCTTTGATTGAATACAATGGTTCTGCTAGGTACGTCGTGAAATGGAATCAGTAGATTGTAATATGGTTTACTGCCTCTGTCACATTCAACATCACAGTGTATATCCCATGGCAAATGCAGTGCTTGGTACACTGCTTCAACAACTGTGGTTTTTACTGGAAAGATAGCTTGTGCTTGTTCAACAGCTTGTTCAATAATAGATGGCAAATCCTGCGGATCAAAAAACAATTGATCAGCAATGTGCTTGCCTTTAAATACTCCGTGCTCGTCAACGAATGGTGTTGGATCTCCACTTTGTTTACATTGCTCCCACAAAGCAGCTACAAAATCTAAATCGTAAAAGTTTTGTTTAACAACAATGTCAGGCAATGTCGACATCTGTGTTGTAACTGGTGAATCCATTTTCTTTTATTACCTTGAGTATGTTGCTCACACGTCCTGCTAGCTCGTCTTTGTGCGAAACCAACCACACACTCTTGTTACGTTCACGTGCCATTTGTTTGAGAAGTCCAAGTGCATTTTCTACACCACTGCTATCCATGCCCGAGTCTACCAGCTCGTCAATGAACAACAAGTTGATAGGACTGTATAAACTTTCCCATACGTCACGGAAAGCCCAACTCATTGAAAGTATAAGTCTGTTACGTTCACCGCGACTCAAGTTGTCAAAGTCCAAGTCTCTTCCTAGCTCCGTGATTTCCACGCTAAGATCGTTTTGGAACACCACCTGATGAGGTAACCCAATACGATCAAGATAGTGTGTAAGCCTTGTATTTAAGTAGCTTAGATTTTGATCAATGATTCTTTTACGCACAAAACTGTCTTTGTTTGTAAGCAGTTTGTACAAGAAATCTTGGTGCTCTTGCAGACGTGTTAGTTCATTGATTAAATCATAGTTAACTTTTTGTAGTGCCTGTTGTTTCATTTCCTCAATCTGTTCAGTGTAAGGATCTGTTTCTGCACTGCGATTTTCTAAATCTCTTTGCAACCCACTGAGTGTGTTCTGGTGTTCGTATGCCTGCTCCACGGTGTCGTAAAATACTGTCGGTGCTGTACCTAGCTCGCCAAGTTCGGCAAGTGCAGTTCGGTATTCTTGCTCTTGTGTTTGATTAGCAAGTATTTGCTGTGCTGTTTCTTCTAGTGTGTCGCGTTTGCTTGCAAGTATTTCTTCATGCTTGTTATCGTGTAGTTCTTGTCCACAGGCGTAGCACTTGTGGCTTTCAAGATCCGCAATTTCTTTTTCTAGTTTGGATTGCAGTTTGCCAAGTTTAGTGTTGTCTTGCTCAACGTTGCGTATCCATTTGTTAGTATCTTCTATTGCTTTTTTGGTGTCGTAGAACGCATCTAAAGCCCTGTGTGCGGCGATCTCTGCGTCAATGTCTACATGGCTTAGGCTGTCAATAGCAGTGGTTAAACCTTCAACATCTTCTGTCTTTTTACGTTCCCAAAGGCTTCTGCGTTTTTCTAAACTAACAATCTGATCTTCAATGCGTTTATTGGCTTCTTGTACTGCTTTGATACGCATTTCTTCTTCCTTTTGCGCATCTTTGCCTTGTTTCATTTGTTCTTTGATTGATTCGGCACGTTCACTGAGCAGTGTAATACCTAACAGTTCTTCAATGATGGCACGTTGATCGTTACTCTTCATGCTTAAGAATGGCTCTGTATAAGTGTTCAATGCCATAACATGCTTGAACATGTCGTGACTTAGACCTAGTATGCGTTCAATTTCTGCTTGTGTTTGTCTGCTGTCACCTTGTGCTGTATCTTCAGCTTCTTGCTCTTGGTTGTTCACAAAAAACTTTAGCAGGTTAGGCTTACGTCCACGCTCCACACGGTATTCTTGACCGTTAACACCAAACTCTAAACTTACCAACATGTTTTTACCATTGGTTTTGTTGATCAAATTGTCTTTGCGAATATTGGTTAACGCACTTCCATACAGTGCATAACTTAGTGCGTTGAGAATAGTGGTTTTGCCAGTGCCGTTACGACTACCATCGCCACCAAGGTCTAGGTTTTCTCCTAGTACCAATGTTAAGTCCTGGCGATCAAAGTTGATAGCCTGTGTGGCATTACCCACACTCATAAAGTTTTTAACTGTTAAGTCTTTAATCTCGATCATATTTGTTTTCAACTACACTGTATAGAGTTTGGTATGTGTTATCAATGTATTTCAATAACACTTGTCTGTTGTGTTCTACTGTAGGTTTTAATTGTTCATACAGATTTGTACATTCTGGTGTGCTCATGCTTGCAATCTCTTTTATTATACTACAACATTTCAGAAATCGCAAATGGTGATCTTGTTCTAAATCATAGCTTTCGTCCCAAATATGTCCAAAAGTTTCAAAGCCATGATTATGCAAACATGCTAAACTGCCTGCGGCACCAAACAAAACAAAAGGTGTTTTTGCTAAGATTGGACGCAGTGTTTTTTCACTGATAAATGCACCTGGATATTGAAACACAGTTTCACACACAATATCAGCAAATGTACTTTGGTATATTCTGTGCAAGTCCTGGTCCAGGAATGTGTGTTTGTGATATTCGGTCTCAGTGTGTATCCAAGGCTCAAAATCTGCTGGACTCTTGAGAAGAAAACTTTCATTGTGTCTGTAGATATTACTGCTCACAGTATCCAAGTCGGGCAATGGGTCAGTGTTTTTATACCTGCCATGTGAGTCTTTGCCTTGTGTTTGTTCAAGTATACTTGAGTTGGTACTAAAACTTGTACACACATCGTTTAAAAGATGATAAAACTTTAACCATTTGTATAATGCAATGCGTTGACTGCGAACAGTACCACCCATTAAACAAACAGCTTTTTGTGAAATCTTTTTGTCTTCAGGTTCTGGCAAAAAGTCTTTGCTATAAAAAATGTTATAGTTGTTTACCAAGTTCTCAACAATAGTTGGACGATCCACGTTTAAAAACTGCCAGTGTTGATCTATACTTTTTTCAATACCACATTGATTGGCATAAAGCACCATCACATGCCACGGTATGTCAGCGTATTGCCATGCACGGAAAAGATTGTGTGTGCTAAACCCTACATTGCTGTCGAGGTAAAAATATTCTGTGTCGTTGTGCAACACAAGTATTTTTTCATCTGGTTCAAATACATCTTTTTTAAGACTCTTGAGTTTGGCTACCAGTGCTTCGATGCGATAGTCATAATCCTGCAAATCAATAACGTCAACAATAGTGTATTGTTTTGGATCAAAAGTTGAAGTCATGCTGATCCAACCAATGCTGTTGTGCTCGACGAACATAGTCTTGCTCGGGTGGTGCGATCTTGATCTCTTCGCAGAGTCTACACAGTGCAGGGTATATTTTATCCTGGCTGATTATTTCACTGAGCAGTATTTTAGGCTCTGTAAAATTATCAGGATCCATAAAGTATTTTGTTTCGGCATCTCGCCAGATGTTTTTACGATAGAATCTGTACAACCCGTCTTTTTTATAAACGTCGTTGTTGTACTTACTCATGATTTTTTGAGTTGCAGGTGGGTACATTTTTGGATCGTTTATTTTCAAATAAACTTCGCCATTGCTATAACCATAATGCTTGTACCAAACGCTTTTGCGTTTAAACTTTAAACTGGGAGGATCATTAATGATAACCAACGAGCGTAATTCTTTGTATACCCGAGGAAGATCAGGTTTGTGACTGTGTAGCAGTATAAGTTTTTTCGTGCTAACACATTTCCAAAAGTATTCGCTGGCTTCGGCTTCCAGCTGATTTAAAAATTGCCATCTATCTTGGTTGTGTCCTCGTTGCATTTTGGCGCTGATCCAATGTATGTTCCACGCATCCACAGGATTAGGTTCGGCAACCAGCCATGTGTGCAAGTTGCCAAAACTGCGTACAACATATTGCATCAAGATATCAGTTGGTTTGTATACCTGTATGTTTCTATCGTAGTGTGCAACATCTTTACTGCCCATGAGCAGGGTCATTAAAAATTTACCAGCGGCACCCTGTGCATACCGAACAACCATGAGATTATGCAAGATAGTTCTCCACACAACATCTAATGCTTTGTTCAGTGCTTTGAAAAACTTGCTTGCCAAATGTTGTAGAAAGTTTGTCAACACTTGGAATTCGTATGTTTACATCATCGGCATACTGTTTTGTTGTTTCAAATCGCAAAGGTTCAACACTACCAGTGTAAAAATAAATCATTTGTGCCAACTGTTTCATGGATATAGGCTCCACGTTGCAAACATTAAATGCTTGATTTTTGCTACGTTGGTCAAAACTATAATCAGCAATCACTCTTGCAACATCGTCTATCCAGGTAAAACATCTAATCTGTTCGCCTGACCCAATGATGGGCAGTGGATTCATTTTTTCTGCGAGTATGTTGTGCATAAAGTCAGCAAACACATGAGAAAAACCTTGCTCTTTTTCGGCAGTTTCAGTTGGTGTTATAATGTTAAACGGACGCCATATGGTGTATTCAATACCGTACTGACGTGCAAATGCATAACACAAACGCTCGCCAAACAACTTGCTCAAGCCATAATCTGTTTGGGGTATTGTGCAATCCAGTGTTAGATCTTCAGATACTGGGTGCGCCATATCCTGAATACATGTTTCATATACCATACTACTGCTGATATACACAACCCGTTTCACATTGTGTTTTACACAACTTCTCAACAGGTTACCCTGTATTGCAGTATCATCGCTGAGAATATCAGCACAATAATGGTTAAAGCCACCGACACCATACAATTTTGCGGCGGCAATAAACACAGCATCAAAACCTTTTGCAATGTCAATGGTCGGACTACGGTCAGCAAGGTCAACCTGTACAAGCTCATAATCTGATCCTGCACGGTCGCTGGCAACACCGTGGCGATAAAGATTATCGACACCAACCAATGTGTGTCCTTGTGCAAGCAGTCGAGGAATCAATGCTTGCATTAAATGGCCTTCACTGCCAGTGATTAGTATTTTCATTTATAGATTTTGATATATTTCGAGTAACAGTTTATTATCGTAGAATTCACTTTCAATATTTGTGATTTGATCAGTGACAATTTGATCCACACTTTCAAATTTGATTTCGCCTACTGAAACTTCGTTTTCTAATGCACCACGTTTGTTTGGAATCAATGCCATCTCACGAAGGTTATAATCTGTTACAAACTTTTCTTTGATAAAGTTTGCTTCTTCGTAGCTGATGTCGATATCCAAGTTTACACGCACATGCATCTTGGGCTTTAGTATGGTGCTGGCATTGTCAATCACTGTGCTGAGATCCAATACTTTGTACAGTGGTTGATCTGGCCAAGAAACAAATTCTGGCTCTCCGCCCCAATCAAGTATCATACAGCCACGTTCAGCATCGCCAGCATCTGAGAAGTTGTGCGGAAAAGCATTGCCAATATAGTTGATGTTGCCTTTTGTTTGTCTTAGATGAAAATGTCCAGAGAACACTTTGCCATAGTGTCCAAAGTGCTCGTTTTTAACTTCACCATGATCAGGCATTTCTACCATAGCATTCATCTTGAAGTGTGGTAGTTCAAAGTGCCCAAAAATGTATTGAGCATTCATCTTTTGTATGCGTTTGTGATCATCGCCTACTAGCCATGGAGCAATTACCACATCACCATCTTCAAACCAATCGTTGCAGATGTGGATATTGGGTAAATGTTTTGCCCACTCTACTCCTGTGATGTCACGTTTGTCTCTGTAGTATAAGTCGTGGTTGCCAGGGATAAAGTAGAATTGATCAAATGCCGCATTGAGTTTTTCCAATGCTCTCAATGAATAATCAAGAGTATGAAGGTTAATACTAGCTCTATGATGATGCCAATCGCCAAGAAATAGTCCAGTCGTGATGGCTCGTTGTTTTGCCGTTTCAATGATCCACTCTACAAATTTTTCACAATCTTGGTTATGTAGAAGGCTATTGCTCTTCAATCCAAAGTGAATATCCGTAAACACTATTGCACTATCAAATAGTTTGCTCATACTTTACTCTTCGCCGAGGCCGTTAGCTTCGTACTCTGCAAGTACTTTTGCTTCGCGGCTGTTTTTAAACTGTCTTGTATAACTTGGATTCAAACCATTTTGTTCTAAAATGTCATCACGGATGTTCTGCATTTTCTTTTCAATATTTAACACCCGTGTAAAACTATTGGTAATCGCCGCTGTGTAATAAGCAAATGGATTCTGTGATTTACTTTCATCAAACTGCAATCCAATCTGGCTAAGTTGTAGTAATGCTTGCCCACGCATTTCTTCATTGTAGGTATAGCCGCGCCAGTTGCTTCGTGTAGCATAACGCTCGCACAGTTTGATAAACATATTTGCTAGTTTAGGAGTCATCATGCCATGGTCTTTGCAGAACTCTCCATCTTCTAAACTGCCTCTCCAGTGACTCTTGCCCACTAGATATGGCACTTTGTTTTTATCAATTCGATAATGATAGAATGGAGGAAACGGTAGTTTTACATAGTTTAGATCTTGTTTGACGTCTTCCATAAGTTCCTGTAGACCATCATCTTCCATGTCTACATCTTCCATTTCTAATAGTTCTTCTAGTTTTGATTTTTTCTTTTGCTGTGCTTTTGTTAGTTTCTTTGGTACTTTAGGAATGTGTTCCCAACAGGTAATACGAAAAACAAGATCAGTGTTAGGAATCTTTTTAGGATCAATTACTTCGCCTGTTTCGCGTTTGTGTCGATCTGCACGATTACGTCTTGCTTCTGCTACAGTGCGTTGATTGATTTTGTCAACACTGGGTAGGATAATATCGTATTGATGATCTGTTTCTCGATCTAGATATGAACAGTAGGTGTTTTTACTGCGGTGAATTTCTTTTAAAATGTCACGGTTGTTGAGGTAGTTTACCTTTTTAGGTTGCTTTATGGTCATCCGAATCTCCGTAGGAATGTACTTATTATACAGGTTTGAGCGGGGTTGTCAATCATTAACTTAGCCGTTTTTTGACTCCATAAATAAAGCATAGGAGAAACCAATGGCACTGAGTGTTCAACAAGCTGAACAAAATTTACAAGACGCAGTACAAGCTGCCAATGTAGCGGCAGAAGCTCTTGCACAAGCACAAGCACAGTTTCCGCCTAACTCTGCGGCTGTCAATGAAGCAAATACGGCTTTGCAAGCGGCACGGCAAGTAGCAGTAGATGCACTTGGTGATTTAGAAGACGCACGAGCAGCAACCAACACAGCACAGGATCCTTATTTCGACGGAGACGACGATATTGAAGCTGATATTGTTATTACCGTTCCTGATACAGTTGATGTAGGAGTAACAGGCGGTACTGGCTTCACTCCAAACGTTCCAGTTGATCCAGGCATTATCAGTGCAGTCGAAGCACAGCGCAGAGCTGGTATCGCTAGCACAGACGATGCTGGAATTTCATCACTCGACGATACAGGCATCGGAGATTTTCAAGGTGTTGTTTTTTCCACTCCTGGGCAAACAACACCAGAAAACGATCCAAGCATTGCAGCAATCGACGATCTTGGCATCGAACAACTGCAAGCTACAATTGACAACATTGAAGAAGCTACCACAAATGGATTACTAGATGTTGCCCGTAACCAAGCAGCCTATCGTGAAACTGTAAATTCAAATTCGTCCGACTGGCGTGTTAAAATGAGTCTTGCTCCAGGAGCAAACTATTTGTACAAAGATCCAACTGGCCCAGGAATACTAGCTCCGCTGGTTGCAACAAATGGTGTTATTTTCCCTTATACTCCAAGATTTGATATTTCATATCAATCCAACTACACAGACTATGATTTAACACACACAAATTACAAGCAGTATTTTTACAAAAACAGTTTTGTGAGCGAAATCTTACTCACAGCTGATTTCACAGCACAAGATACAGCCGAAGCAGATTATCTGCTGGCGGCAATCACGTTTTTTAAATCTTGCACAAAAATGTTTTACGGACAAGATCCTCAACGTGGCTCACCACCACCGTTGGTTTTTATCAAAGGTTTAGGCAACTATCAGTTCAACAATCACCCTTGTGTTATACGACAGTTCAACTATAACTTACCAGATGATGTTGATTACATTAGAGCAAATAATGTTCAAATCAGCAACAGTACATTCCAGTTTAGAAAACCTTTAGCATCCACTGCGGCATACAGTTTGAATTTAGATTCAATATGGGCACGTTTAACAGGTGCAGATTTACAACCTGGAGCAGAACAAAATTTCCCACCACCGACTAATATTGAGATTTCGGGTGATGCAACTTATGTGCCGACCAAAATGACTATAACTCTTGATCTATTACCAATTGTGAGTAGACAACAGGTTAGCCAACAGTTTAGTCTAAAAGACTATGCAAATGGAACATTGCTTAAAGGAGGATATTGGTAATGGCTGAGTATGCACCGAGCAGTCCTTATTATACCACATCAATTAGAAACGGCGTACTAGGAGTTCTA